AGAACCTGGAACAGGAGGTAATGTAAAGGAAATATCATATAACTATGATACCTCATTGAAGACAGGAATACTTGATACTGATATGCAGGAGCAAGTAAATTTGAACTTAGATAGTTTTAATGAGGTTATGGGAGAGTATGATGATCCTCAAAACGATCCTGTAGTATCAAGTTATCTGGATATGCCAGATTTAAACGACGAAGAGGTAAGTAAAGACTGTACATCAACTCCGCAAAACTGTTTGAAACTAGATATGCCTGGAGAATGGTCTGATATTAATAATTACTACACTCCAGATACACTATTTTCTAATTTACGTCAATATGCACCTAACTTTAATGAAAGAAATGCGGAACTGACACAGTTTTGGCAAGAATCTAACGAAACATCAAGAGAAGTTGATGCAGATACAGGAGGAATCAACTCATTATACCCAGAAGGATGCGAAGAGTGGGGTCAACCACAGTTATATGAGGTTAGAAGGTTTTTTGACATACCGTGCCCCTTTGTAACACTGGATGAGGATGGTGAAAAGTCTGTAAGAGGGTATATGCCATTTAAGTATTGTCCTAGTCAGGAAGAGACTGCAAGAATACGTGTATCGTTGGAGATAGAAGGCGATGTAAGCGGTGCAGGAGCGTCTGTAAACACTGCATTCTTGAATTGGTTACAAACACTACCTCCACCTACTTTGACACGTCCTAGACTGATTACAGTAAACAATGCACCTAAGAAATCTCATCCTTGTAAGCAAGGAGATGCAGAGGGTAGATGTTATGAGACTTCCGCAGGACAATACGCATTTGTACCTTTATCTGGTGATGAGAATACATTTGACTATGCCTTGAACGCGGGATTTACGGAACTAGATCAATTAGCGACGTGGTTAGGAGGTAATCTTCAAGGATATTCCGCACAAACATTTCAATTTAGTTCAAATTCGGGAACCTATAGTTATAATTCCGCAAACATATCTGCTTGTAGCGGAGGGAAGTTACCAAGTCCCTGTTGGCACAACTTTGTTGTAGACGGTGTATTAGATGTTAATAGTGGATATGACGGAAGTGGTAACGCACTCTCACAGACCAGTCTTTGTACTGATTCACCTTTTTCTAGTTGTGAAGCACTGTATGAGGTTGTGCACGCTGCTATTTCTATAGATCCCAATCTAATCAATGCGGACAACTATATAGAAATGGGTCCTTATGAAGGAAGTTTACTTTACAGAAACTATTCCACAGCAGGTTCAAAGTTACTAGATGACACTATGAACAATTACGGAAACCCTTATTTTGATGAATGCGACTTGAGGTTTGATTGATGGAACTGACTTATCACATCTATTTGAAAAAGGAATGCTTGTTCAAGGATTTGAGTCAATCTGAGTTTGACATTATTTGGGGTAGGATATACAGATCCTATTTCACAGAGGATCTTACTTACACCGTAGTTAGTGAATCGGTAGAAAATTACGCGGACGCATCTTTCTAATGCCAGGAAAACTCCCAGTAGCAAGTCATAATGGTCTACCTTGTAGTGGACACGGAATTCCTATACCTTCTGCTATTCATAATCAGCAACCTTGCGGAACTCCACCCATCCCATTCACTATTGAGATAAAAAACAAAACTTGTTGGTGGCATCCTACACCAATGATACCTTTAGTCGGTTTATCTCCGATAAGGGGAACAGTGTTAGTAAATAACCTTCCTATTATGTTAGAAGGAGATGCGTTTATTTTTCACAGGTCATTTACAACTAACATTATAAATTATCTGTGTCCTTGCGGAAAAGCATAAATTATCTGTGTCCTTGCGGAAAAGCAATGTGCATCATACCCACACCTTTTATGGGAAGTATATTAACGATTGAAGATAAAGGCGGTGTCGGACACGAACGGGTTCTTACAGCGACTACATATACTGTATTCGCCCTTAAAAGACGAGTCGCTAGAATCTTAGATCCACTGGGTGTGGGACCTAGATTTAGATCTTGGCCTTGCAAATCAGTTGTCGCCTATGGTTCACCTACTGTTCTCTGTGGTTAACTCAAATGGAAAAAACTAGAAAGTCACAAAGTTTTGAAGAGTGGATGAAAAAGATGATGGAAGGTCAAGACGAAGACGATCTTGAAATACCAGATTGTTCTGGTGTTGAGATCGATATAGATTATAGTCATTCACACTGAGGGAGTACAAAAGATCTCCACGTAGAAGGAGTGCCCTCTTTACAAACCTACATTATTACTATGGCAAAAACTTTCACTATGGGTCAAACTATTGAATCCAAACCTAAAAAATCAAGACAAGGCAGAGGACAACACAGTAAATATTCTGCAACCTCTCGTAATAAAGCAAGAAAACGTTATCGAGGTCAAGGCAAATGATTAGAGTAGATATGAGTGAAGAATTTGTTAGAAATGGTGGATGGTTAGTAACTATGCCCGAACGTGATAAATACTTAAAACAAATAAAAGTTTTGGGTAATGGCGTACAAGTTCAGAGCAGAACGACAACTCAGTAGAGCATTTAAAGACTTCAGTATTTTGATGAAATCAAATCCAAATACTGAGGATTTTACTACTGTTAAGAATGAAAACGCTATTAAGCAATCAGTCCGTAATTTAGTATTAACTGGAATGGGTGAAAGACCATTTCAACCTAAGACTGGATCACGTTTAAGAGAACTATTATTTGAACCATATGATGTTTTTGTTGCACAAGACATTAAGGAAGAAATCATCAACGTTTGCACAAGACTAGAACCTAGAATAAATGTTCGTTCGGTTAGAGTACAGCAAGATACAGAAGATGATAACAGTCTCCGTGTTGAACTTGACTATAAGATTATTGGTGAAACTTTAGTACAAACAGTTGATTTCTTACTGGAGCAAGTATAAATGCCCGCAATACCATCAAATTTAACATCTCTTGATTTCGGAGAGATAAAAGAATCCATCAAATCGTATCTAAGAACTAGAACTGAATTTACAGATTACGACTTTGATGGATCTGCTGCGTCATATCTTCTAGACGTACTAGCATACAATACTTACTATTCTGCTTTCAACGCTAATATGGCGATGAATGAGGCATTTTTAGAGTCAGCAACNATAAGAGACAACGTAGTAAAGATAGCAAAACAATTAAATTATACACCTAGATCAATAAAAGCAGCAAAAGCGTGTGTTGCATTTGCAGTGCAAACAACTTTTCTTGGTTCTGGAACATCATATCCATCTACTGTAACTATTCCTGCGGGTGATGTATTTGTATCTGCTGTTGATGGTCAAGCATTTACATTCACAGTTCCACAACCTATCACTTCTATGGTAGATCAGCAAACTGGTCTTGCAACATTTAACAAAACAATAATATATCAAGGTAACTTACTAGAGTATGAGTATAACGTAACTGACGTTAAAAAGAGAAAATATGAGATTCCCGTTGACAACGTAGATACAGACTTACTTTATGTGTCTATCTCACCTAACGCTCAGAGTGAAGAGATAGATACATACAACCAAATTACAAATATTGTAAATGTAGATGGTTCAACTCGTGGTTACTTCTTAGAAGAGACAGACGATCTTAGATATACTGTAATATTTGGTGATGGCATCATAGGTAGAGAGTTGATAGCGGGTGAGGTTATAAGACTTAAGTATGTTAGAACTAATGGACCAGAAGCAAATGGTTGTAAGAAATTTACTTTTATAGGTAGAGTGGTAGATAATACTGGTCGTATTGTACCTGCTGCAAACATCTCTATAGCAACCGTAGATGCCTCTCAGGACGGTGAAGCGGGAGAAGATGTTATATCCATCAAGTACAACGCTCCAAGGGCATTCAGTGCCCAAAACAGAGCAGTTACGGAGTCCGATTATGAGTATGTTACTAAACTTGTTTATCCTCAAGCAAAGTCTGTCACCGCTTATGGTGGAGAAAGAGTCTATCCACCTGTATATGGAAAAGTATTTGTTGCTGTAAAAACTAAATCTGGTGCATCATTAAACGCTACTACCAAGAAGCGTATTAAGAATGATTTACTGAAGTATTCTATGGCAGCGATCGAACCAGTGATTATCGATCCTACAACTCTATACATACGTCCTAAGACATATGTGTTCTTTGACGGTACATCAACAAACCTATCAAATAATGAATTGGCATCTAGAGTCCTTGGTG